GATCTAGGGCCGATTGATCTCTCTCAGGGTGAGATAGACTTAGGTGCATCTTTCCCTATGAAACAAACATACACGTGTACACTCTTTGAGTGTTACCCGACTTCGTTACAAGAACAAGCGTTGAGTAGTTCGGATGAAGGATACATGGAACTCACCGTCCAACTCTCTTACACTGATTTTGAAAGTAAAGCAGGTGAATTTACTAGTGAAGGTGAATCTTTTGGTCGAGGCGTTGCTGGCGCTGTAGGCGGTTTGATTGGCAGAGCACTTGGTTAAATTTAATTATTAATATATTGGAGAACACATTATGGCATTACCCAAGTTAAACGAGTCCCCGAATTACAGTACGACAATTCCGTCTACGGGGCAAAAGGTGACGTTCCGTCCATACCTAGTCAAAGAAGAAAAGGTATTGATGATTGCGTTTGAGACAGGAGATCAGAACCAATCGCTTCAGGCGATTTGTGATACACTAGAAGCGTGTATCTCTGAGGAAATTGATGTAAAGAATCTTTGCACATTTGACATTGAGTATCTGTTCACACAGATTCGATCTAAGTCAGTGGGTGAGACAGCAACCATCACTCTTCCTTGTTCTGAATGCGACAAGAGAACAGAGGTTGGTGTTTCATTACAGGATATCAATATCGATGTGGGTGACGTTGAAAACACAATTCAGTTGACCGACAGTATTAGTATTCAGATGAAATACCCTTCGTATGCACAGGTTCTCAGTCTAGATCTCGCTAATGCGAACGACACTGAAGTAGGATTCAACATGATTGCAAAGTGTATCTCTGCAATTTTGACTGAAGAGGAAAGGATTGATACCAAAGATGTCAAGGAAGATGAAGTCATGTCATTCATCGAACAGATGACTGCGGATCAGTTCAAGAATGTGACACAGTTCTTGCAGGACATTCCAACGTTGAACCAAGACGTTGAATATATCTGTAACAGTTGTGGTCATGAAAACAAAACCAGACTTAAAGGGATTAACGATTTTTTATCATAAACCTTTCTCACGATAATTTGGTCAATTACTATAAGACCAATTTTTCGTTGATGCAACACCACAATTATAGTTTGGCAGACATTGAAACAATGATGCCGTGGGAAAGGGAGATTTATGTCGCTATGTTAGTTGACTGGGTGAAGGAAGAGAATGATCGTATAAAACAAGAACAGATGAAACACGGACATTAAGAAATGGCAGATAACGAAAAGTTACTTCAGGCAATAGATGCGTTAAGGTTTGAGAATGCTCAGTACCATGACGAAAACTATCTGAAGCAAGGTAAGCAAGTAGCTAACTCAGAGGTTACCGTCAAACTTATGGCGGAACTTGTTGATGAGTTTCGTCAGGGCAGAGCTGACGATAAACTTGATGCCGAAGAACGAAGACGTGACGCTGCAAAAGATCAAGGATCTGGAGGGCCAAAACCACCCGAAAGAAGTAATCGAGATGACACTGACGTTGATTTCGGACTCAGTGGAATCCTTGCTACTGTTGCAGGAATTGGTGCCGCAGTTGCAGGATTTGCAGTAGGTCTAGTTCAGGGTGTTTCAAATATCTTCAAACTTGCCACTGCAGCTTTCCGTACACGTCTTACCGCCATCTTTGCACCAGTGACTAGATTCGTCGATGCAATTACAGATGTATTTGGTAAACGTGGTTCGTCACAATTCCTCAAAGGAAACACCTACAAAACTCTAGGGAATCTGACCAAGTACTTCCGTGGTTTCGCAGATATCATCAAAAGCGTTGAGACTCGTTTCGCTAGAATAGGTACTCAGATCACACAGTTCAGTAGAACTGTTCGTTCGTATGCAGGAATGCTTACAAACGTTGTTAAGGATTTTGGTAAATTAAAACTCAATCAAATCGGGGCGGCGTTCTCCAGATTCACACAAGGTATTGTAAACTTCCAGAGATCTGTTGTTAAATATATGACGTTCGGTGAGAACAGAGCGCTAACCGGACTCTTAGAAAAGATAACCAAACCAGTCAAGAATTTCATAAACGGTTTACGTGGTGTTGGTGAAAGCACCAGTAAAATTGCTAAGACCATGAAATCTTTCTTTGGTGCGTTCAAAGTGATTGGACGATTCGTTGCATTCCCTCTTACTGTAGTAATGGGTTTGATCGATTCCTTCAAGGGCGCAAGAGACAATATGGAAGGCAGAGTTGGTGCATTCGATAAAATTCTTTCTGGTGCAATCGGTGCAATCGCAGGACTTATTAAAGGTCTTATTCTAGTACCGATTGATCTACTCAAATCTGGTATCTCTTGGGTCGCCAAAAAACTAGGGTTTGAGAACTTTGCTAACTTACTTGACTCGTTCAGTTTCGCAGACTCCTTTATGGAATTCACTTCACGATTGACAGATGGGTTCATATACACTTTCAGAAATGCCATTGACAGTATTATGAAACCTTTCGAAGATGGTGTAGACTTGGGTTCTATTTTTGAGTTTGTGGTCACCCTACCCTATAAGATAGTAACTAGTCTTCTTGATTTAACTAAGTCTGCTGTCGGTTCATTGTTAGGTTTGTTTGGTGCAACAGATGCAGAAGAAGCACTAGGATCATTTAGTTTCACAGACATGTTTGATAGTCTGATCCAGTTCGTAAAGGAACTACCGACCAGATTGGCAAATGCATTGTTAAGTTTCTTCGAAGATCCAATAGGTGCCATCAAAGACGGTCTTCAGATTGCGGGTAACTTTGCAAGTATGGCAGGGGCAAAAATTAAAAGTCTATTAGTAGGTCTGTTACCAGACCCAGATAGTCTTGTAGCAAATCTAGTACCGGACGCTCTTTATGAATGGGCAAATGAACCACCACCTGCTCCACCTGAACCTGTAGTTGCAGACGTACCTGCTACTGAGACACAAAATCCAATATCCAGATCAGAAGAACCACAAGAAATTCGTGGGGTAGATGAAGATGGTTTTGAATACATCGAACGTAGAAGACCCGCTTCTATGGATAGACCCGCCAGTACTGCGATTGCAGGTACTAGGGATATTTACGGTGAAGAGTTTATTGATCCGGTAACAGGAGAGTCAAGAAGACAGAAGGTCTTTGAAGCGGATCCAATGATTGCGGCAAAACTACAGAAGGACAACGATGAGTTCTTTGCAGAGATGGATCGACTTGAGGCGGCAAAAAACACTAGGGGTCAAGACTTAGATCAGATGTCTAGAACGAATGCTCAGTCAGCTTCTTCAGGAATGAATGTTGTGGTGAGTGCACCAAATCAGACAAGTACGACTACAAACAATTCAAATACTGCAGCCATAATAGACCAAAACCTGCCAACCGTAGATACGAATGACAGGTCTTGGGGTTTAGGTGGATCTTTCGGTTAAAGAACAGTTAGCAACTCTTCAATCAGGGTTGCTTTCTTCTTACGTTTATCCAACTCTACTCCGTTCTCTCTACCCAACTTCTCAAGTTGTGCCTTGGTGAGTTTTCCTAGAGACTCGGCAGTGTGGGTTGGTTCGGAAACTTCATCAAAGATAGTTTTCCCGAAGTCACCCTCTGCTGAGATAGGAGCAAAGATTTTCTTAAGCCAATTAAACATAGTGTATCTCCTTAGTCTTCTTGGGCCATTTTAGCGAAGTAGGACAGAGTGTCCTCTTCATCATCTGTTGCTCCAACTGAAGGTTCAGGGGCGGCAACAATTTCAGGTTCAGGTGCAGATTTACCTACACTTGACTCTGCAGTCTGAGTCAAAGACTCATTCTTCGCAGTCACATTAGATCCTACCGCAGTACCTAGTACTAGACCAAGACGTGCTTCCAGATCAGTGTATGACTTAAAGTTTGCAGGATCGATGAACTCATTCAGATCGTACTGTTGATTGTACGTTGCTTCGAGTTTAGTCTCATCCGCATCGAACAATGCAGAAGTAGATTTGAACTCCGACTTATCGTAGTTACGATAACCGGCAACGTTACGGATCTTCAGTTCGAAGTCTGCACCATTCCAAAAGTCGAATGGATTGATGGGTTCTTCGCCCGGAAATTGTGGTTGCATAAGATCCATGATCTTATCAAAAATCTTCTTACCAAATTCATAGTAGAAGACTTTACCGTTATTGGCAGGGTTAGCAGGATCGTTCACAACAAGGATGTTGGACACGTAGTGTAACCTACGCTTCTGCTTACGAGCAGTTTCCTTATCTTCTTCGAGTCCTGTGTTCCATAGACGTGAGTTGAGTTCGGATACAGGATCCTTCTGACCAATGGTAGTCAAAGATTTCTCAATGTACCACTGACCTTGAGGGCCTTTGAATCCATGATCCCAATAACGTACCCATGGAGTTTCCATACCTTCCACTGCAGGAAGGAAACGAATAACAGCATAACCATTACCGCTTTCATCGACGGTTGGTTTCCACTGACGTTCGTCTACGTACTTATTGGTTTGTTGTTTCTGACCAGACGCTTCTTGTGCAGCGTTGACCAATTTTGAGATGTCGGCAGACCGACTTTTTAGGTTAGCAAAAGACATATTTTTTCTCCAGTATGTGCAATATATGCAGTTTATTTACAATTGTTTTCAGCGTATTTTCACTTCAACATAATCAGTATAACCTATTTATACTCAAATGTCAAGCGTATTTTGTTTTTCTAGAAAATTTAGCGACATTGCTTCACTCTCTAGACGTTCCACAATTGAGGGTGTAAGATACTTCTTAACATCCTCAACTTCCATTTTGTTCTCTTCACATAAGTGAACAATGGTATCTATATAATTCAGACCGCTACGTCTGACAGTCATCTCCACCATCTTCGAGAACCTCTTCCGGTTCATAAAGTTCTCCTCCTGTTCGGGGGTTTCCTTTTGGTTCGGAAGCGTAAACTCTATCGTCATGTTCTTTCATCTCCTTTGTGTACTCGCCACAGTCAGAGTAGAAATGTCCTATAGTTCTTTTGGGGCGACCATTCGCATCGTAAGCCATGGTGTACACAAAGGTATTCATCTTACCCTCTTTGTGTCTACCATAACGATGGTCTAACCAAATACTACTCTCAAGGTAACGTTTCATATTAGAAAGATAGACTTCTAATACTTGATATTCCAACCTCTCCTTCGAATCTTTGGAAAGGCGCTGTTGTTTCTTAGCACGAAGTTCTTC